ATAGCGTCTTGAACGCTGTCTACCATGTTCTTAGCAGCCAATAGCACTTCAGCATTGCCAACTTCACCTTCGTTAAGTTGTGTGCGTTGTTCATCTAACCAAGTGTTGATGCTTTCTTGTACAGCTAGTAATTCCATATAACGTGGATTACGTTCAGCTGTGTGCAAGCTCACGCTGTGACGGATCTTGTTTAGGTTAGCTGAGATTGTTTCGCTTAGGCTTTCTGCTTTAGCAACAGTTAAGCTGTTGAAATCAATGGCAAAACCAAAGCGGCTTTCCATTAATTTATTATATTTCTTGGCTGATTTAACTGCCATTTCTGATAGTTTCATGGTCTGATTCCTGTTTAGACTTTAATATATTTAGCCAGATTTAAAGATTTCGTTAATTCTTTTTTAGTCGTATCAATGCGTTGCATGACTTCTTGATAGCGTGTCGAGTAATATTCTTCACCCCAACTGTCGCCTTTGGCTATGGCTTTTTTATAGCGTTGGCGATATATGGCGGCATCAAATTCTAGCCTATTTAATAGGCTATCGCTGTCTTTGATATCTTTGGCCAACTGTAGTTTCTGCTTGTGCAAGGCTATACAATAAAATATAGCATCTTTGCGGCTGAAAAAGTCAAAAATCTGTTGATTTTGATCCATTACTCGCCAGCATTTGTCATTGATTTTAACCACACGATAACGACCCACAAGAACATCACTGCCTATTTGATAACAAAAAGGTAATTCATCATTGGTTTGTGCTAGGGTAGATAATTCTGTTTGAGTAAACCGACGTATCTTTTCTACATCAAACTCAGCGGATGCGTTTTTTGTAGTAGATTTTACCGGCTTCATTGGTTCGAAGTAATACGTCTTTAGTGGTTAGATGATTGGCTAACAACTGTTCACGTTCATTGAGATGGCTTTTTGCAATAACAGTATCGCCAATGAAACGCTCGAGAAGTTCTTTCTCTTCATTGGTAATAGGTAATAATATGTGATTTGTTAATTCTACGATCTTCATGCAAGTATTTATTACTTGAACACGATGTGGGCTAATAAACCTAGTAGACCAGTTAGGACGACGCTTAAGATGGTGACGATGATGCTGACAGACTGTTTGCCTCTGCCTTCAAATTTGTCGTCTAGACTTTCCTTGATGCTAACCAAATAGCCTTCAAGTTTATCCATACGATGTTCTAAGTTTTGTAGTTTAGTTTCCAAGTTGCTGTACCTTACGGCACATATTTCAACGTGGGCTTCTAGACTCTCTTTTTCAATTTCTGATGGACCTGGCATCTCGCTTTCCTGTGTGAGCGATGCTGTTTTTGATGAGCCTTAATGTGTGCCTTAATATGTGCCTTAATGAATGCCTATAGCATCTAATAATATTTAGCTAGGGTCTACAGGTATAAAGTATATGTTTTTATTTGGTCCCGACGTGTAGAATATAGCATGCTCAGGAGTTGCAGTTTCTGTAAGACCCAGTATCACCGGAGTCAATTTGAAGTCATTTTTCAATAGACCAAAGTGATCAAATTCATCTTTATAAGCATTCCTGTCAGTGACAGAGAACTTCCAGGACCATACTCGATGTTTGCCTTTATAGCCGATACCAAAATTATTTTTAAAATAAGAAATGTCTTTGGTCACTATGGCTGTTTCTAGTATCACAGGCTGTATGCGCAGGCCGAGTAATTGTAGAACTGTTTCCCAGTTGCGCTGTTGGTTACGTTCAAGCTCGTGTTCAGATGAATAGGCAGTTTTCCCTGTTGGGGTTATGTCTATTAGTGTATAGCCTTGATATGTATATCTTTGATTGTTCACTAGGTATTTATAGCCAATAAAAAAGGCACTAAAAAAGTGCCTTTCTTAAGTTTATCGCAGTTACTACTAATTGCTTAGTATGTAAATGCTGAAACGATTGTACCAGCAACGCCAGAACCGTTTACTGCTGTATTGCAGTAACCTTGTAGTGAAGCTGAACCTGAAGTAGCAGCAGGAGCTGCACCTGAGATAGCAACACGGAATTGTGCGTTGTTAGTTGTTGGATCACCTAATAACTCGATAGAACCAACGTATTCAATTGCTTGAACTAAGTTGCTGTATGAGCTGTAAACTACGTATGGGTTAGCACCAACGTTAGCACCAGTCCATGATGCATTATAAACTGCTGCACCAACTACTGTGTAGTGTGTTAGTGTACGACCAGTAATTGTTAAGTTACCGTTTAAACCGTCTGTTGGTTGAGCGAAACCGTCAACACGTTGAATGGTTGTATATGCCATTTTATATTTCTCCTAAGTATGTGCGTTTTCACGCATACAATTATTTATACAAATGACAGATTTTTTGGTTTATTTACAGGGATTAAAAACAGCTAGTATTATGCATTACCAGCAAAATTTATGCGGCTAAATGCCAGTCTGTCTACTAATTTAACAGCACCGCCATCGTGACCAATAGCCACAAAACCTTCCGGAGCAGTCACACGGTAACCATCGGCTGTTTTCTGGAATGTTCCAATACCTTCTACTTGTTGTAGTTTGTGTAGCAACATGCCTTTGAGTTCTACTACACGTTTGTAAGTGGCCAAGATACCTAATAGGTTATTGCTGTTGTCAGCGATCCATTGTTCTTTGGCTTTGATCTTTTCAACGCGGTTTTTAGCAACACGTGTAGTAGGATCTTCTACGCCTTTCATCATTTCTGCATTGTAGTGTGCGATGAAATCTTTTAAGAACTGTATAGGTTCTGGTGCATGGACTCCGGCACGTACCATCTTGTTGATAAATGGTTTGACCATGCGAGCAAATTCTTTGTCTTGCAAGATAATATCAAAGCGTTGCTGACCAATCTTGTCCATGGTAGACTTTGTTGCTGATAGATATTTTTGTATCTTGGCATTTTCTGTAGGAGTTAAGCTGGCGATACCTGTATAGTCTTTGTATGTGGCATCATCAAACCATACTGCTTTGGTCTGATTAAATCCAGAAACATTAACACCAAAATTAGCCTGCATGTTTTCTATACTGTCACCTGAGTAAGTAGTATGGAATATGATACCTAATTGTGCGGCTGCTATACGTTCACCTAGATGACTGTTGACAGGAACAGCGTAGGTAATAGTATTAGGTGTAAACACATAACAATCTTCTCCGTTGACTTCAACTTGTGAAACCTTGCCCGGAGTAAACATCAAGTCGCCTTGTACTACTCCGCCAATACCTAGTTTGCTGAGATACTTTAATGCTGATTGTAAAATTTCTGCCAGTTCAGGTTTGTCACCATAGAACTGTTGTATGTCACGTGTTGATTTGCAAAGTTTAGGCTCACCTTTAGCAAACACTGATTTAGTACCTACAAAGAATTTACTATCAGCGGGATCAATGCCACAGATGATAGCTGGACTACCATCCCATTTGACTGTTAATTTAGTTGTAGTGCCTGTGCCTTCTGCCAACATGTGACGTAGGCTTTCGATAAAATCTAGTGCTTCCACTGCGCCAGCATAGCCATTATTGAATATTAAATCTTCAACATGTTCACTCAAGATGCGTATTCTTACCTGCAGCTTCTGCTAGATAAGAGGCATCTTGTGTGTCTCCTTTTGTGAACAACCACTGTGGTGTTTGTCCTTTAATTTCAAATAATTTCATTATTTTTTCTACCTATTTTTCCAGACAAATTTGTTCTTCCACGAACAAATCCATGTGGCTGTGTATCTTCTGTTATATATTTATTTTCTTTTCCGTTAGTGTACCATTTCAAATTTTTTTCAGTGATTGCACTACGTCCATACATTGGGTTCGTTTTACCTTTACCTATTCCTAGTCTTTTCTTTGTCGCTGATATTTTATTACCTATTTCTTTTTTTCTTTTCTCAGATCTATTATCCCATACTTCTTTAACTAAATGACTTGTAGATAATCCAAGTCTTGGTTTAAGTGTTCCATTTGCAATTTTTTCTTTTCTGGTTTTTGAAACCTTATTACCTATTGCTTTTCGTTCCGTAGTTGATCTTTTATTCCATATAGTTTTAATAACTGTTGAATCTCCACCATAACCACCAACTGCTAAATTATAAAATTCAGGATTATTAGTAGCATCATAATGAGCTATCCATTTAGCTTCAGCTAAATTTAATTCATTTTTAGTTGCACATTCTTCTAAAATTTCTCTAATAAAATTAGATTTACCGTATCGTTTGATGGCATTTTTTAAATATTTTCCACTACCTAGATATTTTTCTTTATCTATTTTTTCGTGTGAGCATAATCCGATATATTTTTTATTATTAACTTTACAAGTTGTTAGATAAATGAAACCATACATAAAATATCCTCTATATGCACATTATTTAGCACATCTAGAGGATTTTAATAGTTTCATTAGATGCGTGCCTTGATACCGTCAACTAGATATTTAAATTCTTTATAATTACGTGATTGGAACTGGATGGCTTTGCCATTGATAACTTTTGGAAATGCTTTTGGGTCTGACTGTGGAGTGATCGGTCCATTGGCAGCTGGCGCTGGGTTAGCGGCTGGTTCAGCAGATTGGTTCGTATCAAGAGCATCAAGCTGTTGTAGGATCTGTCTTTTTTGTTGTAGAGTTAATTTTGTCACATCTGGCAACCTTGATCTATCAACTCGTTTTTGACTGATGTTTTGCATAGCACCATTGATCACAGTTGGGTCAATGCCCTGTGCTGTTAATATATCAATGATAGCTTCACTGTCTGTTGGTGATCCTGCTTTCTTCCAGGCTGATTTTAATTTGTCTGCTGTGACTTTAGTAGTGATATTGTGTCCCATTGTTTGTGCTTTTTTTACTACTGCTCCTGCACCTTGGGCCACAGCACTGCCTGCTGCCTTAACTGCATCTTTGCCTACATCTGCGGCAAAGTTACCTACTGCTTTAGCACCTGTTTTGAATTTGTCAAACAGTCCTTCAGCGATAACAATATTTTCAAATAATGCTAGAACTTGTCGGCGGGTAAGGTTGCGGCTTTCAAAATTACTACTACCGCCTTTGAAGGCATCCATACTAGTTTTAGCTATATCTTGAACATTACCTGCAGCGGCGCCGGTCATGCCTTGCTGTTTAGCGTAATCCATTATTACTTTATAGGCTTCTTTGTATCCAGGATCGTTTGGGCTAAGATTTTGATTGTTATATATGATATCCCCTACAAGTTTTCCATTTTTGAAATGAGCACTTGTTTGTCCTGTGGCGGTACTATACCACGATATGTCTCCAGTATTAGTTCCTGGATTTATAGTATTCTTAATTAAATCACCAAGTTTACTTGCACCATAGGCTAGTGCACCAGTTTTAATACCACTGTAGGCTGCGCTGGAGAACTTCTCACCTTGTAGGAGTTTATCTGTCATCTTTAACAAACCAAGTGCGGCTGCACCGCCTGCTCCTGCACCACTGATACCTGCGGCAGCGATTAACGCACCGTAGATTAAACTCTGTGCTACTGGATGTTTCTTAGCAAAGTCACGGTATTTTTCTACATACTGCATGACACCTTGATCACCACCAGTGGCTTTTTTTAATTTCTCAGCGGCTTCGTCATACATGGCGTCAATATTTTTAATAGGACCACTGTTGGCTACTTTAGTTTTGAGATCGTTGTAGGCTGCTGATACTTTTGCAGCGGCATCTTTAGTCATACCAATCGCTGTACGATTATCGCCCGCACCAGTGACACCTTTTTCAAGTTCTTGGAATAATTGTTCGATTTCTTGCGGAGTTAATTGTGCTTCTAATAAAGCACGACCAGCTGATTCCCATAGCATCACAGACTTCTTATGCTTAGGTGTTAACC